CAGCGTCCACATAGTAATGTAATCGCCTATCCCGCCGTGATTTTGGGCAAAATTAAAATACTGCGCATTGTCAATATCGTCGGCTATTTTTATCCGAATATCCCACCCCTCGCCGATGTCAAGCTTGTAAATGTGATCGAGCTCGTCAAGCTTTTTTATTCGGGGGTCGATTTCAACCGTCTTGCCGCCCAACATCATAATCCAAGCCGCTTCCTCAGCCGTCATAGCCATTCCCCCTCCTCAATAGTTTCCGAAAAATTGTACCGCTCATTTCCGCTCCCGTCAGCCGTCCAGGTCTGCTTGAAGCTGCCGTAAACGGCATAGACCTCATTGTCTGAAACCTTGACGATCTTGTCGGGAGGGTCGCCCCTGATATGCACATCAGATTCAGCAAAACCGTTTTTACAGCTTCGGATAAGTCCGCCGCCCATTGATATCACTCCTTGCCTTTTTTATCGGTCTCATCTTCAAGAACAATAAGTCCCTGATATTTTGTAAGCATAACGCTTCCGCTCCGCTTGCCAAGCTCGGCTTTTTTCCTTGTCAGCCTGTGCCGTGAGCCTATTTCGCCATCACTTGGGGCATTTCCCGAAAGCGATGCGATAATTCCGCAGGCGGTAATTCTGCAGGAAACGCTGTGAGCAATAAGGTCATACCCCTGCGCAAACTTTATCAGCTCTGCGGGGTATGGCACGGAAGAAACAACGGCCTTGTCACATTTGAATTGTGTGACCTTTTTGCCGCTTGCCCTGCCCCATATCTCCTCACAGCCCGTCTGCGTTATAAGGTCGGAATTTATCTGCAATGTATCATAGGAATACCCCACATTACCCATCGAATACTGTGCGCCGCTCCCATTTGTGCAGAGAATGCCGTTTGCTTTGTAATCAATGCCGATGTCAAGAGCCGTGTGCTGTTTCACCGCCATAGACGCAGAATAGCTTCCATACGGCACGAATGTGCACACATTATCATCTGTCATATAGAAAAATCCACAGCAGCTTTCGGCGATAAAACTCAGTATTTCGGAACAGGTGCATTGAAGCTTCGCCCTCGGAATTTCAGTTAGCCACGAGGGAATGCCCGTAATATTCGAAAATCCCACAAGACTTATGATTATTTCCCGCACCTCCGAAATCGGAAGCGAAGGAGTGTAATTTGTTTCCTGAGTTTCCTTATATTCCGAGCCGTTCCACTTGTAGTATTTGTTTCCCGATGTGTCGAGATATATTTTTGTCTTAACACCCGTTTTCGGGAATTTGGACTGACTCGGATATTTTATAAGCCCCAGCTCCAGACATTTGTCAATGGGAAAATCAATGTCGGCAAATGCCAGCCTGTCAAGGCAGGTCACGGAAACAACGCCCTTGCTTTTCGTCCTGCTGTCAATGTAATATGTAGGCAGACCGCTCACGCCCTTCACAACAGTTTTCGCCGCCCTTGCCGCATACAGCTCTCCCGGAACGTCAAAGCTCAGCTGAGAAATGCACAGCCCGCTTGTCCCGATGCCGTCAGTATTCCGCCGCACATTCACATTTCCGAATTTGCTCAGCGGACTGTCGAGAATTTCGATGCTCAGGCTAAAGAGAGCCGCCCGAGCTTTCAAGGCTTACGGCGGCTACAGAGAATGAGCAGGAGCAGTAAATTCCTGCTATATTTGCGGATTTATATGTTTTCGGAACCTTTGTGACGCTCACCATTCCCGTGTATTCGGGAGACGTGAATTTGAACGTCCTGCCGATGAGCACGTTTATAAGCTTGGTTATCTCCTCATCGTCCATAAGTCCCGTTGTGATATCTGCGGAAAATCGCCGCCCCTTGGACTGTTCCACCGTGGAGAAGTCCCAGTTTTCAAAGCTTGTGTCAATTTCGTGGGACCAGTTCGGAGAATATGCCGAAATGGAACGCAGCGTATAGTCACCGATTCCCAGCGTAATTCCGCCGTTGTAAATTTTACGCATTTAAAGGATTGCCCCCTCTCCGATATTCCTGTGCAAGATTGCTCACGACCTTTGTTGTGATAACTTCACCGTCAATAACAAAGTTTATGACCATATCGCCGCCCGTTCCCGCAGCACCCGTCGATGCAGAGGTGCTCAGATTCTGCCCGTTTATGGAATTGAAGAACGAGCCGCTTATAATGGAATCATAGTCCGACATATTATCAATGATACCCTGCAAATAGCTATCGGCGGTTTCCTTGCCTTTCTGATAAGCCTCGTCGGGCATATTGGCGTATATATCGCTCACGCCCTGCGCCGCAAGCTGATTTGCTTCTTCAAGCTTGTCCTGAACGTCATACGCACCCGTCTTTTCGACTTCCTCCATATATGCGGCATAGTCCTTGTAATACTGCTCCCGCTGTTTCTCGGACATTCCGAGGAGCTCGTCAATAAACTGCTGACGGGAACCGTCCTTGTAATCAAACTGCATAACGCCCGCAAGCAGGTCATCTGAAATGCCCGTAGCTTTGAGCTTGTCCATAGACTTGCGGTATTTTTCAAGAGCCTTGCTTTCTTCGGTAAGGTCATTTAAAACAAATCTGTCCTTGCCGCCCTTTTCGGTCACACTCTTGCCGAGTGATGTCCCTGTTTTGAGATAGTCCTTTTCAGCCTTTTCCTGAGCCTTATTGACCTCCGAATACGCCTTATTTATGGATTTTACGGTCTCTTTTGATGATTTGTCCCACTCTTTTAGATCATCGTCCTGAATGCTCTTACGAAGCTTAAGCCATTTGTCATAATATTCAAGATAAAGATCAGAGCCTTTGTCAAGGGTGCCAAGTATCTTCTGATACTCGTTTAAGAGCCATTCGTCGTCATAGCCCTTTTCCTGCTGTTCACGCTCTGCCGCAGACCAGGCATCGGAAACAGATTGCTTAAGCTTTTTGGCGACCTCCTTTTTCGCCTGCTCCTGTTCTTTCAGAGCCTTATCCGCAGCCTTTTTCTCCTTCTCCGCAAGCTTTTCATAATAATCATTGACCTTATCGTAATATTTCCACCATTCCTCGCTCTCCTCGTCCCGATGAGCTTCGAGGTAGGCTTTGCGCTTAGCCCAGTATTCGGGCTCTTCGATTTTATGGGTGGCAAGCTCTTTGTCGTACTCGTCCATTTTCTCTTTGAGCTTTTCGGGGTCAAGAATATTATCCCAAACCTCGTCAAGAGCTTCACGATTTGTCTTGCCGACATTGTTTATAGAATTTGCGGCGGCATCTCTTACCTCACCCATATGCTTTACGCTGTTGTCTGCCGCCTCTTCTATTGTCTCTTCATAAGAATTTACAACATCAATGGCGGCGTTATAATCGTGATAAAGAGAGCCAAGCTGGTCGGAAAGCTCGTCAAAAGTTCCTGCACTGCCTACTTTGTTGCCCTGATAATCAAAATTATATAGTTCCTTGCCGCTCAGATTATTTGTGCCGTAATACTCACGATTTTTCTCCATGAGCTTTTCGAGAGTATCAATTTTTGACTTGTAGCTCTGAGCCGTTGCCTTTGCACTATCAAGATTCGTCGCCGCTTCCTGATTTGCGAGTTCGATCGACTCTTCTTTCAGCTTGTTGAACTCTTTGAGAGTTTCGTTAAGTCCTTGATACTCTTCGTCAAGCTCATTCACCTTGTCAGAATGTTCCGAAAGCTTTTCAGCGGCATTGTCAATTGCTTCTTTAAGACCTACTACTGTAATTGTCGCTAAAGCTACAATACCTATAAAACTGCTCAGCCCTATTCCCATAACGCTAACGCCTGACGTAACTTCTTTAATAACGGATAAAACGCCTGAAAAAGCATCTTTCATATCCTTAATGCCTTTTATCGCTGAGCCTATCTTATCAGCAGCAAGCGCAAGTTCCAATGCAGCGAAAACGGCAAGCAAAGTATCTTTGTGGTCAATAATAAAAGTAACCGTATCAACAAACCCGTCCGCAAGCTTCTGCACCCCGCCGCCGTCAACCCATTCCTGAAGCTTTACAAGCGCATCATCAAGAAAAGGTTTGATTTTCTCCATCATATCCACAAGCGCATCTTTTGTAACGTCGATATTGTCATTAAGAATAGTAAGACCCCCCTGTGCAAAATCGTCGAGCGGGCGGGCAATATCAACAAGAGCGTTTTCCCACGAGGCTTTCAGCTTGTTCATAGAGCCTTCAAGGGTGGTCTCGGCTTCAAGAGCCGTTGTGCCCGTTATTCCAAGGTTTTCCTGTATAACGTGAATAGCCTCTATCACCTTGTCAAAGGGGATTTCCTTGACATTTTTTGCGGTTGCGACCATTTCGCCGTTCAGAACGCCCGAATCGTTTATAAGCCTTGCCATTTCAGCCTGCGAGCCGCCATAGCCGAGCTTTAAGTTATCGAGCATCGTGTAATTCTGCTTTGCAAAGCCCTGATAAGCATACTGCACGGAGCTCATAGCAGTGCCCATTTTGTTCGCATTGTCAGCCATATCAATAAGCGCCTGATCTGCAATTTCAGCCGCCTTTTTCGTATCGCCTTCAAGTCCCTGCAAAAGGGTCGCAGAAAAACCCGTAACGGTTTCCATATAATTGTTTGCGGAAATTCCTGCGGTCTTGAATGCATTTTCAGCGTTTTCAAGCACAATGTCCTCAGCGCCTGCGAAAAGCGTCTCAACGCCGCCTACAAGCTGTTCATACTGAGAATAGGCACCGAGAGCATCACTGGAAAGCTTTCCGAGAGCCGCCGCAACCGCTCCCGTGGTGGCAAGAGCGACCTTTTCTACATTCTGCAATGCAGATATCACCTTGTCGTAATCCTTGCCCGCATTCTCACCGATGCTTCTCTGCTGCTCCCGAAGATTTTCAAGAGCGTTCTCGGTCTGCTCCACCTCTCGCCTGTATGCACGGTACTCACTTTCGTTTATATTACCGTTGGCTCTTGCCGTGTTGATATCTTCCTCAACTGATTTCAACGCTTCAAGCCGCCTGCTGAGCTGTGATATCTGTTCGGCATAAAGCTGGTTTCTCTGAGCCGCCATTTCTGCGGAATTGCCGCCCTCACGGATAACGTTGTTGACTTCTCGCATTTCTCTTGAAGAAGTGCGCATTGCCGCATCAGCCTCGGCAAGTCCCTGCTGTACTCCCGTGGTATCAATGCCAATTTTTGCCATATATCCATATTTGTTAGATGCCAATTAAAGATCACTCCCTTTCAAGAAATTCCGAAAACCGTCTTTCAAGCTCCCGTATGCCCCAGTTCTGAGCTTCTTCCACAAAGCCCGTGCCCGGTACCTCTCCTCTGAATTTTCCGTGGGTGATAAGATTATGGTTAAAATTAAGAAGATGTGTTACAGTCGGCATAGCCCTGTTGCGAACACCGTATATCTCACGTCCGTTTTTCAGCTTGATATTGCCGTAAGCCCACCCCTGCTTAAAATATCCCGGCTGATATTTTTCCTCTTTGACCTGTTTTACAGCCTTGGGAACACCGGGTCCACGGTGAACGATAATTCGGCTTACTGTCTGCGTATGCGTTGAATAGCGCCGCACAGGCGATTTGTTTTCCACCATAGGCTTCATCTGATTTCTCACAGCTTTAGCTGCTTCTCTGGACTTTTTGACAACCTCATCGGAATACTGCGACATATCTCTTATGACACGCTCGGCAAGCTCATCAATGCTCACATATTCTTCAGCCACCATTCCCACCGCCTTTCAGGTATAAAAAATGCGCCTTTGCAGTCAACTGCAAAAACGCATAAAAGATATAAGAAAAACCGCCTTGATATCAAAGCGGTTTATATGTCAGATTACTTGCTGTGATTATTATTCGACTATTTCCAACTGTTAAGGAGTTCAAAAACTTCCGCTTCTGAAAGTGGATTGCTTTCCATCTTGTCACTCCTCCTCATCAACAATTTCTACAGATTCATTTTTAAACACCTCTGTTATTACAGTATCAAAGTCTTTGGCTTCATTGGCAATTTTGATTATATCATCAATGCAATTTCTTTCGGAAGCAAATAACATAATCATAATTATTCCATTTTCCTTTTCCTTATCTTCCAAATCATAAGGCAGTGATTTCAGCTTTTTTATAAGTGCTGTCTCTTTTTCGCTGAGCTTATTGTTCATTTTCAAATACCTCTCTGACTGCCGATATCATTTCCTCATTCCCATCAATAGGAATCTTATATGTAAAGCCGTAATCTCCAAACCCGTAAACTTTTATAAGGTAAAAGTGGTTTCTGTTCTCATAAGGGTATGTCCTGTCTTTTTCAGCACTTGGAAAGTCAGTAGCAAACTGACTTGAAACTCTTTTCCGTTCCGCCTTTGACATCTTCACCCTTGCACTCGGAAGACTTCCGTTCATTTTGCCATTGGGAAGCTGAATATATTTGCCTCTTACATCAATTATATCATCATTTCCCGATTTGTCAACAGGCTGAGAAACATTCGCTCCCTCGCCCGTGCCGATATTCACCATAGCATTCGTGTTAGGCGTGTATATCTGATTTGTTTTCGGGTCAAGAAGAACATCATTGAGCCCCAGCTTGATGAAATTGACACCGAGAGGCGGAAGGTCCTCACGTTCCCTCACCTCGTCAAGCTGCATAAAATTGTTCTGCAAAGCCACCGCATAAGCACTGTACCTCTGCTGAATGTCGCCCCTCGTCAGCTCCCTTGTGTCAAAGGCGAAATAAACCTTCCCACGCTCATTTTCAAGGAGCAGGTCATTGTCATAAGCCGCCTCGAAAGCGTCTATAACAGGCATTACAGCGTTCTTTACAGTGGCATCTGAAAGAATGCCGTCCGCCGTTCCGAAGAGCTTCATTATCTCGGCATTTGCGGTCTGCATATTCTGATTTATCTGCATTTCCACGGAAGAATTTGAAACCTCCTTGAAGTCAATGCCATTGTTCAGAAATACAATGTTCTCAGTGTTCTCGTTTGAATAAAGCTTAGCCCACGCCGCCTTGACCTCGTCCACCGCAGGCTTTGCAAGAGTTTTCTCAGATTTCAGAAAGCCCTTTTTATTTCCGCCCTTCACAAGCTGATTTTTCTGAAATTTCATCATCTGATATGCTGTGTCGATAATGAGCGGGTTTTCCTGCACAATGCCCCGACCCTTTCCGAAGCCGTCAGTGTTTTTCAGAACTTTCAGCATCTGATAGGGATAATATATCCTGCCAAGTATGGAATACTGAAAATGCTTGTATATGATGTCTGTCATATTTTTCTGCACGTTTACATACTTTTCAGGAACATAATAAATCCTGTTGGGATTCCCGTAGTTCCTGCCGATGTAGGCAAACGCAGAGCCCGTCAGAAGATAGTCCCGCACCATAGAAAAACGCATCTCGTCAGCCGATATAGTGTCACCCGTCACGGAATTGAGCATCGTTATCCTTGGGTCGTCTGTGATCTCCTTTACAGACGTTCCCTCCCTGCGGTACATTTTCACAGGAAGCATAGCCACCGCCGAAGCAATCATATTGACACATCGGGCAACGCTGGGTATCTGCATAGCAGTGTCGCAGTCAACAGAACTGCCGTACAGCTTTGAATACATAATATCAGCCGCAAGCCCGCTGTTTTCTATTGTCATACCCCGCTTTTCCACAGTTTCCTTCTTTGAGAAAAATCCCATTTTTATATATCCGCTCCCTTCATTTGGGTATAAAAATACCGCTCATTTCTGAGCGGTATAAGCTTATTTCTCAACGATTTCAAACAATTCGGGCGGATAAAGATAATCCTCGTCCGATTCATCAACAATTCTGTACCAACCCTTTTCAACTGACAGAACATTGTATATTTTGCCGACGATTAAGTCCAGTGTTTCTTTCTGCTGTTTGAATTTAACTTTCATATATCTATCCACCTTTTTACTTTAAAGTCATATCTGTTTGAGTTTTCATCTTCATACCAATGAATTTCAGCCTTTCGGCGTTGCTTATCTGCAATAATCACAGCCTCGCCCCTTACTTTTTGAAGCTGCTTACAGTTGATTTTATGAGCCGATTTAATAAAAATCTCATTTCTTATCGGTGAATCAGTGCCATAACCAGCAAATACTTTGATTTTGGTAATTGAAGAGCCTTCGGCAAATTTCCCATAACCACCGTCAGGAAGTTTAACAGGATAATTTTTGCCCGAAGCGCCAACACTGCGACCGATAAAAATATTTTCTTTTATTTTACCACTTGTACCTCCACTTGTCAAGCCGTTTCCCGAACAAAAACGCCCTTTTTCATCGTGATAAGGGTTAAACCTCAATTCCGTATCCGTAACAACACGTCTCGCAGGCATATCCCAAAGCCCCATAAAAAAGCCTCCTCATTCTTAAATGACCTGACAAACAAAACCGCTGTCAAGCAGTACATTTTCATTAAGCAGATAGACCGCATTTATAAGCGCTACCACCATATCCACCTTGCCCGCACTCCGCTTTTTGTTTACATACTTGTTCAGATTTGTGTCCTCCGTGCATCTTGCATTCTCAAAGGAGTTTTCAAGCAAAATGTTTTTCTCATACCTGAACTTCTGAGATAATATGTATTCCTTCAAAAGCTTTGTGGCAGGGTGCAGAACACTTGAATGCTGCTTTACCAGCGTACAGTTTATAGGATTGTCCGCCGCTTCAAGCTTCTGCACCGTGGAAATTGCGTTGTATCGGTCAAAGCCTGCATCGGCAACAGTCACCCCGAATTTTTCTTCAAGATGAAGTATAAAATCCTCAACAAAGCCATAATCAATGACCTCATCGCCGCAGCCGTAGCAGCAGCCCTCACGGATACACCGCCTGTAATCTATCTTTTCATTTTTGCTCTTGATGTCAATGCGCTCTTCCGGAATAAAGCCGAAAACCGCAGCGTGTATAAGTCCCTCGTCATCGCTTGTCACCATTGCAACAGCCGTGTTATCGTCTGTCTGCGAAAGGTCAACGCCGAGATATACCGTCCTGCCGTTCCACCAGTCCCCGGGGTGCTCATATGCACATAACCTCACAGCATCAATGCTCACATACCCCTCAGAGCCAACACCCTTGTATCTGATATTGTTGTGCTTGCAAAGATAATTCTCACGCTTGTTCTCATAAAGAACAGCCATTGTGCGCATTTTCTTTATCTCGTCAAATACATCGGGATTTCTCACCGCCACGGGATTTGACTGATATATGACCCTGTCATCTGTCTCCCAGTCCTTTATAAGCTCGTCATCAGGCTCATAAAGCAGAGCAAAAACACTGTCTATCTCGACTATCCCGTCAAGCATCTTTTTCGCAAGGTCAATTTCATCAATAAGCACGTTGTTTTCATTGGGGTATTGGGTGCTTATGATAATTCCAAGCTTGTTTTTAAGCGTTATCTGAGAGGAGCGCATCGCCTCAACGGGATAGCTGTCAAGCGCCCCCGCCTCGTCCGCAAGGAATATAGTAGCAAGCTTGCCGTCCATACGGTCATTTGAGTATGCGAGCGGCGTGTATTCCGTGTCCGTGAGCTGACAGGTTATCATTTCACGGGTGATCTTGAAATGCTTCACAAGCAGGGGCGAGACCTTGATTATTTTTCTTACCGCAAGTCTCAGCTCGGAAGAAAGCTTGTAGTCGGGAGCAACTGAAAACAGTCGGGAAAATCTCGCCTCGCAGAGCATTGCGATTATGAATATAACAGCCGAGGTGAATGTCTTGTAATTCTTTCGGGAAATTTCAAGAAGTGCCGTTGTGTAAAGCCGCCGCCTGTTGTCTCTCCGAAAGGTGCAGAACACCGCCATAATGAGCCACAGCGCATAGGGCTCAAGGGACACGAGCATATTTTGGCCCGTGTCGGGGTGCATCATAAGGGTGAGAATGCCCTTTATACGCTCCCATTCCTTTTCATTCACATATGCGGTCCCGCTCCCGCCGTCGGCAATTTCAAGCCAGTTCACAGCCTGCTTTTTTATGTACCTGCCGACCTTGTCGTTGCCCCCCTCGGTGCAGGATAATGCATATTTGTACGCTGTAGTTTTTTCAATGCTCACCCTGTCACCTCCGTTCGGGTATAAAAAATGCGTCCTTGCAGTTGACTGCAAAAACGCATTTCAGATATTTTCAGTGCATAAAAATACTGCCCGTTTCTGAGCGGTAAAATTTATTTGTTTTTGGATTTGAGATATTCCGCATATCTTCTGCGGTATTCGTTCAGGCTCATACCGTTTGCGCCTTCGGGGTAATCGGGCATTTTCCTCTGAACGGCATCATCTTCCCAGCCGCATATAGGGCAAATTTCAAAGCAGTTATCATCATCAAAGGTGTGCTTTCCGCATACGGGGCAAATTCTTCCTTTCATTCAATAGCCTCCTCATCGACACTTTTTTTGATTATCATAATAACCACGGCTTGCCATAAACATTGTCTTAATGCCGTGCTTCGGATTGCCTTTTACAAAATCGCCTGTTTTAGTATTGTAGCGAACCACAAAGCCGTCATTGGTTTTGTGTCCGACTACACCATTTCCGACAGGCTTTTGTACTAAATCAAGAGCAAGCTTGCTGTACCCTTTCATATCATAGCCTCTTGCCTCATATTCTGCTTTATGGCTTGATATTTTAGGGCTGTCATTTCCATACCAATGATTTACAAGGTTGGAATGCGAAAATCCTTTTTTAAACTCATTCGGACCGCTTGCACTGATATAGCTGAAATCTTCCGAAGATTTCATTATACCACTTTTTTCGGATTTGTCAAGCCCTTTTGAAGAAGTTCCTGAAACGCCCTCTTTGCACCACATACCTTTTGCGTTTCTCGGCTGCAATGGGTCATATCTGAGTTCCGCCGTCCTCGCCCAGAACCTCCGCCATTCAGAGGGAAGAAACCAACGGGGAGATTTGTAGATGTTCATAATCACTCGTCCTTACTCAAACAGCGTAGACCGCCTGTGCATAAAATCATAGCACTCGTTCAGAAATTCCCTGCCCTTACCGTCGCTGCGGTTGAGCACCCTGTACTTCACAGCGTCAGCCAGCAGCATACGGAAATCAAGTATATCAAGCTCGGCTATTTTGTCAAATGACAAGCCCGAATGCTCATACACAAGCCGCTCCCCGTAGGTTATAACAGGGAGCCTGCATTCCTCGCCGCCGTCCATTCCGAAGGCTTTCGGCAGAGCAAAAATATCGATGTTGTCCTCGCAGTATTTTTCCACCGCCTCACGGTATGCTGCCATAAGCTTCATTGTTCCCGTAATGCCTATGGCCCTGATATCGGCGTCGGGAGCGATTTCGTCAAGAATAGCACTGAGGGCTTCTCTGTCAAGCCCACCGCCCGCCGCAAGCATTATCCTGTCATACGTCCTCTTGCTGCATATACGCCCCCTTACCGCCCCCACAGGGGGGCAGGGAAGCATAAACACAGGCTTTTTAAATGGTGATACGGATATCATCATTCCTTACCGCTTTTGACAGCGGCTACAGCCTTATCGTTATCGGAAGCCGCCTGTCCGTCGGGAGATGTATCGGTCGTCTGACTTGCCGCTGCTGCAAGAGCGTCCCAGTCCGTGCCCGTGGGGCAGTCGATGAACATTGCAAGCCTGCCCTTGTCATTGAGTGCTTCAAGGTCATATGTGCAGGGAAAGGGAGTAACAGCATTCTGCTTCCATACAGCGTCAAAGCCGCTTGTGTTCTTTCCGATGCAGACAACAACAGTGTCGCCGTATGCGTTGTCATCGTGCTTGAAAATAAGCACGTGAGGGGTCTCGTCAATGTCGCCCACGCCGCCCACAGTGGTGATACTGAAATTATCCACCTTGCAGTTTTTCGCAGTGGGATACTGCTTTGAGATCGTCTCTGCATTGGCGTTGAAAAGCGATATCTTGACGCTACCGTTCTCCTCGTTGATAACATTCACCTTAAGCTCTCCGAGGTCGCTCTGGTCCTGAAGCTTGTTTGTGGAAACATTGAACTGATAGCCGTCCTTAAGGTAGCCTATCTGATATGTTTCATTGAGCCTTGCGGCAATAAACTGCACAAGCTTGTCCTTTTCGTCCTTTGTGATGCTCTTGGGGTCCTTAGGCATAGGAAAAGTGGACTTGTCATAGTCATCACTGTAAAATCTTCCTGAGCCGTAATAGCACTTGTTATCCATTTTCATTCCTCCATATTCTCATTCATATTGAAAGTGTACTGCGTGAAAAAAAGCCCGTTTGAGCTGTCATAATCACTCACACTTGTGAAATTCCCCATAGGTCTGACAGCACTTTCAAATGCCTTTTCATTCTCAAAATCCTTTGCCGTTTTTGTGTCACGGTAAAAGAATGTGACATTCAGCGGATAATGCCGCATAAACGCCATTTCGTCCGCCCCGTCAAAAGTCTTGTTGGGGATATCATAGGTCACAAAGCTGTGAGTATCCGGAACGGTTCTGTAGCTGTGCCATTCAAGCCTCAAACCCAGCTCTTTCACGGCGGCAAGTATATCAGCTATGTTCATAGTTCTTTCTTTCCTTATACGTACGCTCATTCCCCGTCCTCCTCCGTGTATATCCTCTTCGCTCTGAAAATTACTTCTCTGTGTTCAAAACGAACATCATCTGCAGGGGAAAGCAGCTCATACTTCACGCCGCCGCAGATTATCCTGTACTGCATCGGCATTATCTTCATAAGCGCAGGCTGATAGCGGCAGGACACCGTTACAGTGAGCGCCGCCTCATATCCCGCATTTGCGATAAAGAACTCGCTGCCGTTCACGCCGTTTATGTAGGCATAGCAGGAAAGCACATCTTTCCACTCTATGCCGTCAGGACTTTTCTGAAACGTAATGCGGGCGTTCATTCTGTCGGTGTTCACAGATAATTCCTCCTGTGCATCGTCATAATGTTCTCAGCGGTCTGATTGGGCTTGACGTTCTCGGCGTTCATCGTCCGCTCGTTGTACATACTTCCGCATATGCAGCAGAATGCATATACCATTTCAGGGTATCTGTCAAGCTCCTCGGCAGTAAGCGACATCTGAGACATCATATAGCCCTTTGCAGCGTCCATTATGGAAAGGAGCATATCGTCATCATAGCCGTAGTCAATTCTCAGGCTCTGCTTTACGCTTTCGAGCGTCACCGTGCTTACTGTCATCTGCTTTCACCTCGCTCACATATCCGCAGGAGAGCAGGTCGGAGAGAGCCGCCGAAGCTTCAAGCTCCCTCTCCTCCCTCTTCCTCATAACGATATCGCCCGCAAAGCTCACATTTGCCTTGATAAGCATATATCATCACCCCTTACTTCGGGCAGCTTACGGTAACGTATGCCTCGGAATTTACAGGGCGGCCGTCGATCCACATAATGGAAAGAATGCCCTTCATTCCAAAGTCGGCGTACTTCTCGTTGAGCACCTGCATAGACACATCGGGGTTAAGGTTTACCTTGTAAGCCCTGCCGAGATCGCCGAAGAGGATAGGCTTTGTCTCCGAGCCGATGTTGTCCATAGCGTCGGAAATAAGAACAGGCTTGCCGAGGATAAAGCCCGCATAGCCGCTTGTGAGGTTTTCGTTCTGGTGGAAAATGTATCTGCCGCTGCCGTCTGTAAGAAGCCTGATAGCGCAGAGAGTGTCATTTGACATTATCCATACAGCCTCCTGCTGATATGCCGCTTTGAGCTTGTGGTATATCTTAACGATCTCGTCCGCAGTAACAGCAGTCTTTGAAGCAAGAGTGAATGCCGTGCCGCCTGTGGTAAGTCCGTAAGGCTTGCCCGAGCCGTCGCCCTTGATGACAGCAGTCTCAGCCTTAAGAGCAAAATCACGCTCAGTCTGATACATAACCTCACTTGCAATATCAAAATCATTCTGATTGATAAGCTCGATAGAGAGCTTGGAAAGTGCAGTCAGCTTGTGATGTCCGATCTCAATAGTTGTAAACTTTGCATCGGAAGCGGTGATCTCTGCGATCTCGTCAGTCCAGCCTGCGGATATCTTGTTTGCGCTGTCGGAAACGATCTGCTTATATGTGCCCTTGGAATTTACAACTGAAACCATATTCAGCACGCCCGAAAGCGCAACGGTGTCGTGAATGATGTCCTGCGAAAATTCCGTGGGAACGATGTTTCCCGTGCCCGAAACGGTCATTTCGCCCGCTCTCAGCTCATTTCCTCTGATAAAGTCGGAAACGATATCCTTTGCGGCTCTTGTTTCCACGCCGTCATCTGCGCCGTTATCGCCGTCCTCGTCATCATTGGCGGAAAGCCCCGCCGCCTGCGCTCTCTTCTCGGCTTCAATAGTTGCATTAAGAGAACTGAGCTCACTCTCCAGCTTTTCAAATTCTGCCTGCTCCTCGGTGCTGAACGCTCTCTTCTCGTCCTTGATAGCACCGATAAGCTCCGCCATTCTGCGCTTCACAGCGCCCCTTCTTTCAATAAGTTCTTTCATCTGATTACCTCCAGTGTTTTTATATTCTGTTTGTACGTACCCCTCGGAGGGCGTGACCTCCGTTTTGGGCATAAAAAGAGCAGCCCGAAAGCTGCTGATTTACTGTATTATCATTTTGTTGACCTCAACAAAATGGTGTTTATAGCCGTTTACCAAGTGATTTTATGATTTCCTTTTCTCTTTCACTCAACTCCCATTTTTTAACAGTCCTGCGTTCAGCAACAAGCTTTTCAGCAGCAAGCCGTTCGGATATGAGCACTCCGGTGCCGTATATCTGCTTGTTTTCTGCTTTCTGTGCATCAAGCTTGCGTATGCGCACACTTTCATTACGTGGAATTGCAAAATCAATTCCGTATCTGCTGTATATGCCGAGCGCTGCAGCATTAACAACTTCCGGAGGATATATGTATCTGGGCAGTTTGTCTTTGCTGTTGACCTGCTTTTTTATATTTGCTTTGTTTATAGCCGAATACAACTCCGGTGCTGTTCTCATACGAATTTCGGGATCATCAAGATTTGTAACAAACCCTGTCGAGACCTTTGCACCGTTTTCGTATTCGATTTTTGCATCTGTACATATTGCAGTGCAAATGTCTGAGAGTCCGGCATTGGCGACAGCATTCGGTGAAAACATAAAGAACCTTATGCCGTGATTTACATAAAATTTGACTATTTCAGTGATTATGGAAAAAGGCGGATTATCCACAACGATTTTATCCGAATAATCATAATTTTCATAATCACCGCCGGGATAAAAGGGTCGTGCAAAATTATTTTTGTCAATGTCATATTCTTTTGACACCCATTCCGCCACAGCTTCATAAACGGCAGGGGGCGTATAACAATCATCTGTTGTAAGCTTTGACTTGAATTTATCAACAAATTCTTCGTATGTTTCGCCTTTCATTGGTATCTCCTTTCTCCCAATCTCGTCTTTATCCTCTGAACCTTCCTGTCAAGAACGCTGTAGAACTCCTCGCCCTCAATATCAAACATCATCATAAGCTCGGTAAGCACGATATCCACATCGGCGATCTCTTCAAGGAGATTATCCCTGTACTTGCCGACAAAGCCGTAACGCCTTACCTTCGATATTGCCTGAATAAGCTCCGCACATTCCTCCATAGCGATTCCCGCCTCAAAGTCTGTGCCGTGGGCCTTGATGTTCTCATCGAATATCGCAGCATATTCCGTTGTTTTATCTTCCATATTCTCACCGCCTTTCGAGTATAAAAAATGCGCCCTTGCAATTGACTGCAAAAACGCATTTCAGATATTTTCAGTGCATAAAAATACCGCTCGCTTCTGAGCGGTATAAGCTTATTCCTAAACGATTTCAAATTCTTCAACATGATAAAGGTAATCCTCTCCTGTTTCGTCGATTACCCTGTATCTGTCAAACTCCCGACCAAGGCATTTATAAACCTTTCCGGATATAAGTTCAAGTGGATCACTTGTTTTGCCAATATATTTAACTTTCATCATAATACCTCTTGACTTTCATTTTAACCCGTTATCATTCGGCTGGCTTAATGCCCAAAATATCTACAGTAAGGAAAAAGGTAATATCGGAAGATGTTGCTTTGGGATTTTTTTCAATAAAATCAATGAGTTTGTCATATGCGTTATATTCTTCCGCATCTCTTAAAGTGCCGTTTATAAAATCATCATACGCCTTAGGAGCTCTTTCAAGCAGCTTGCACAGTTTATCTTTTTTGCTTGGAGTTATCATTTCTTATTTCTCCTTACGTTGTAAATGTTGTAATCTCCGATGCCTCGGTTTTCAAAGAAATAAGTTTTATCGGTGAAATCCATTCTGCAAAATTCAACACCGTCATATTTGGTGTGCCACCACCTGCCTATTTCGCTCATAACCTCAGCATATTCTTTCTTAGGAAGCTGAACCGTTTTAAATTTGAACGGCTTTCCTTCTGAATCAAGTTTAACATTTACCGTATTTTTTGTCAAGTTCTTTTTTGAACCTGAGTTAGGGCTTGATGCAAACCTGCCTTTTTCATCGTGATTGGGATTAAATCGGCACTCATCGGAAGTTCAGCCGCCCTCAGCCTCCAGCATTCTCAGATACGGCTCACACCACTCATTATGCACCTCGGGCTTATCCTCGGGGACTTCCGAAAAATGCACTTCTTCCTCATTGCTCCTGAGCTCGTGCTCGTCCGTTTCACCGTCAGCCCTCAGCTCAATGGAAGTTCCCGCATAACAAGGAGTGTACCTGTCATCAATGAGCGAGACCTCGTTCAGCGCCATTGACGTAACGATCCGCCTCGGTATCGTATTCGCCCTGCTCTCGATCTCGCTCGAAAGCTTCTTGAAGCCGAAGCTCCACCCTCTGAGCCTGCCCGCCCTCGCCTCGGAAATAACATCAGCGTCACGGATATCAGCGGAAGCCCTCAGCCCGATGCTGTCCTCATACAGCGATAACGTGCCCTCGGAAGTGCTCCCAAGCTTTCTCCCCTTATCGTGATTGAGCAGGATATCAACATTCTTAGCCGCCCTCAGAGCCTCGCCGAATGCCCCCGCCCGTATCTGTTCAACGCACTTGCCACACTCGGGACAAATGACCGTCCTGCTGTCTCTCTCCACAGCGTTCACATAGCCCTCGATATGCAGTGTGCCGTCCGCCCTTATCTCAATGTCCATTACTCCGAATCCTCCGTATTTTCCCCCGCAAGTATCTGCTTTAGCAGTGCCGTTCCGTCATCAGCCGCCTGGGAATTTATATTTGCGATTTTCGCCCGTGACTGCGGCGAAAGCGACAGCTCATTGCAGCAGCGGAATAATATTTTTGTCTCCTTTTCCCTTGCCGAAAGTACAGTCTTTGCATAAATAAGCGACGGATCATTGTTGCAGTCCCTCTCTATCTGTTCCAGATGATCTATCGCCATAACGCATTCCTGTAATACCCACACATCAAGCTTGCACAAAATACCGCTTTCTTTCAGCTCCTTAACGATAAGCCGAAAGATTTTTTTCTGACTGTCTGTGAGCCAAGCAGGGGGCGTGGGTGATTTTTTTGTACTGCCCTTAAGCTTGTCCTCATTCTCTGAACGTCTCTCTTTTTCTGCTTTCGTCAAATGCTTTGAAGTCACATTAACGTTTTTCGCAGGTCTTGCCACCACCCACACCTCCAAAAAATTTCATTTAGGGAATTTCTTGTGCACAGAGGGCAGGCGTTGGTCTAAAACGCTTAGAAATTTTTCCGCTCAGGCACTGGGGGGGATACCGCCAGCTCACGCAGGTGGCCGGCAGGTATCTGCCCGCACTCTGCCTGTTCGTGATGAACAGGGCAAAGGGTGATAAGGTTGTCATCTTCGAGCCGCAGTGAATAATCCTCGGACAGCGGCGTTATGTGGTGCACCTGCAAGCTGTCACCGTTCAGACGTCCCTGTTCAAGACATACACGGCAAAGCCACAGGTCACGCTCTGCCACGGCGTTTCTCTTTTTCTGCCAGGCTATAGTTGAACGGAACCTGTCTTTTACAGTCTTGTTTTTGAACTTTCGGGGCTTTGCAGGGCATATATAATCCTTTGGGTGAATACGCCCGCAGTATGCACAGGACTTACGCATAATATTACCCTCTTTACACTTTGCTATGATAATAGCATAGCACAAAAATCGGTGTTATGCGTCCGCATTTTGTCCGCAAAAAATCCGCGAAAAATCCGCGAAAAATCCGCAGAAAATCCGCAGAAAATCCGCACAGGCTATTTGCCGCTTGTTGAGCCAAATAAAATAGCCGAAAAATGCTTGAGTGCATTATCACAGAGAGTATATGCTTTTGTGCGCTCAACGTGGAGTTTTTCGCATATGCGCATTATGCTGTTATATTCGCCGTTTATGTACTTGACCGTAAGAGCTTCACGCTCTGCCGCATCAAGAGCCGCAAGCCCCTGCTCAGTGAGCTGCACATCACGCTGTATTATATCAAGACGCATACGCAGATTATCTATTTTCCCGATAACATCGCAGTACATCTCATCACGTTCCCGCCCGCCGCCTGCACCCTCCGAGCCTCCCGGAGAGCTGACACCCTCAAGCTGTGCGGAAAGTATCTGTATCCGCTCCCGCAGATTTTCAATACTCTGCTTGTTGAGCTTATAGCTTTTGAGTGCATGCACCGCCTGCTGTTTCCAGTCCATTTCTATCACTTTTCATCGCCCTTTCCTTTGTTTTTGTATGAAAATGCAGCCGATAACCGCTGTTCTGCGATAGATTTGCCCCGTCGGTATTTATCACAGTTATCAACGGGACTGTCACGGCATTTCCCTGTGATAAGGATATATCCGCACCCGCAGTATCCTGAGAAGATCGTGCGGTAGATGCAGGTTTTACATTTGGGCATTTGGGTCACCTCCGTCCATCTTTGCCCCGCAGTTGGGGCAATAATTTTTGTCACCGTGCGGATATACCGCAATTAGTACAATAATGCCACAATTGCTACATTCGCACTTGATCTCATCAACCTGCCTCCAACGCCCATGCTTCACAGGCGCAACATCAGCGGCAGGAAATTGACATATATAAACCGTCCTGCTCTGCTGTTCTGAAAGGTCAAGAGCCTTTAAAGCCTTGTCAGTATCAATGTTCTGAGCTTTATACATTTTCGTCACACCTTTCCTTTGCAGTCAACTGCAAAAACCAATATTTTAAATTCTTCTCACGTCTGATATTTTTATCAGCGTGTAGCTCTGATATGGATATCCATAAACATCAATGCCGTTATAGAGCGAATCCTTCTTGATCTGCCAGCCCTTGGGCGCTTTGGGGTTTGTCCGCCACGTTTTCGCAGGCACGATTTCACGGACAGTTACCGGACGCTTCAATCCGTGTGACGGTATGTATGAACGCATACCCTTCGGGTGAGGCTCGTGCTTCGGGTCGGCTATCCAGTACCACGCAAGAGTGTAATAATCATAGCCCTTGTACAGGCTTCTACCCACGGAAACATTGCCCCATTTCGACCATAGCTGCTGTATGACGTGAAGCGGGATATCCTTGCGTAAGATCATATGGTGATGCAAGGAACCCCTGGCGGTCGTGGTGTGGGTGCAGTAGAGATAATCAAGGGAATAGCCTGCGGGCTTGTTCTGCCTGCACCATTTTTTCAGGTCCTTGCAGAACCCTGCCACATTCTTCTGCGCCTGCCATTCGTCAAGCGGTCGGTCGCCGTTTACGTAGTAGTGCAGTGACAGGTTATAATCACCCTCGTTGAAATTCAGCTGCATAAGCCAGCACAAATTCTGAACGCTGATTTTTGTGTTATGTTTTTTCACCCTGTCGGCAGTCTCGGCGGATTTTTTTGCCCGTCCTTTCATTCCGTGATTGTTTATCATACCCGAGGAGTATGTTTTGACGATATGCCGCTCGTCGTTGATGTCGGTGACAGCCATAAGATACCCACGCATCGTTTTACCACCTTCTTTCGTTCATAATTTAAAAAGATAATACTATAAACGAGTTTTCAAGACCCCTTGACGGGTCGTTTGATTTTTAAGAAAAAATGCGGAAAAATCCTATACTATATATAATAGTATAGGATACCTCTTAATCTTCGGGGTCGTACTCGCCGCTTATTCCGCTCCCGTCAATGGCTTCCGAGAAATCGTCGAAAGCACAGGGACGGCGTTCAAGGAGTTCATCGACAGAAAAAATGTCTATCACAGAGGGAAGCCCGACGCTTCGGCAATGATACAGCTTTTTCAGCTCGTCAGCCATACCGTAATTCATAACAGCCTGCCATATTTTCGGGTGAGTGTGTCTGAGCATTGACATCTGATTATTTTTATATAGTATGCCTGTGGCACAACCGAAACAGCCGTTGCGCTGTATGCGGTGAAACACGCCTTTGCTGTCTGTATATCCCATATCATAAAGCGGAGATGTAGGAACGCTGTACCGATGTATGTATTCCCATATATCCTCATCGGTCCATATGGAAAGCGGGTTGCAGTGATAGAACGGGTCTGCTCCGAGGTGCTTTCTGTGAGATGTAAACAGATATCCTCTTGAAGCAAAATTCTGCTTGCGCATTTGTGATTCCGATGCCATAAGCCCTTTGAATATCACATCAACATCAAGCTCCGCCTGTAATCTTTCGGAAGGCTCCTTTTTGAGAAGCTTGCAGCAGTGCTGTGATATCTTGCAGCAGCTGAGCACGTCGTAATAATCTTTCAGCTCCTTGGACTCCGAGGAGGTCTGCGAATACTGCAGAAAGCAGTCAATATTTATGCGCCGTGCGTCCAGCTTGGAAAAATCCTTTCCGAGAATGGGAAAGCCGTATTGATCTGCGCACCACCAATAAGACATCGGCGTGCCTTTCTTCCACACAAGCCCACGCCTGCGGAAGTCCTCCCACATTTCGGGAGTTGCCATTCTCTCAAGGCGTTTTGTGGCTTTGAGCTTGCCGTCGGATTTGAGAATTTCATCAAGCCTGTTTTCCCTTGCGGCGTATTCAAGGACTTCACACTGCGCCGCATATTTAAGTCCCTCCTCTTCTGTCCTCTGGAGCTTGGTTTCGTGGAAATGCCCGCCGCCCCATTCCGCTCCCAGCCTGCGGGCGAATTTAAGGGATTCGGGGTATTCAACGCCTGTGTTGCCGAATATTATCTCTATGCTTTTATCAGGGAAATTTGTGCGGATGAGATGCCATAATACCGTGCTGTCCTTGCCGCCCGAAAATGCCACAGCGGCAGTATGGCGTGATACCTTGAATGCCGCTGAGATTGCCTCGCAGGCTTTATCTATTTTATAATCCAGCGGCTTTTTAAACTCTGCCATAATGTCGCTGTATGACATAAACATCGGTCATTCCCCCTGCACCTGATCTATAATGTTCCGCCCCAGCTCCGCAAGGCAGGCAGAAAACTTTTTCTTCTGCTCTGTATCATCTACAGCTTCAAGGGCTTCAAACAGCTTTTCCACAACATCATTCATCTGTTCAAAATAAATACGGAACTTTGCCGAATTGTCCTTACCTGCATTTTTAAGCTTGTCCTCAAGCTCTGCCTGTCTGCGGACCGCCTCACTGATGCTTGCGTCCTTATCGGCAAGCCTTTTTTCATAACCGCTTATTTTATTGCGGTATTCCTGTTCCTTTTCAGCGAATTTTTCGTCAAAGCTTGCCGCCGATGCCTTTCGTTCCTTGTCAACGGCTTCACGCACCGCTTTTTCAGTCGCCGCCTTTATCTCTGCCTTTCGTTCCTTTTCACGCTTTTTCAGCTCATCGGGAGAAACGGCATTCTCATTTTCTTTTCTGAGCTTTTCAACCTCGGCGGTAAGCTCTGCGATTTTCTGACTTTCGGCAGAACTTGTTGTCTCTTCCTTTTTCTCCTGCACCTTGGCTTCAAGGAGAGAAATCTGCTCGCACTTGACTCCATAGTCCTGTTCAAGCTGTTTGATTTTCTCCTTAAGCTTTGCGACCGACATATCTTCAATATCGTTCTGCTCCATAAATTCACTGCGTTCCAAAGCGGGAACGTGTGTAAGAAGCTCTATTTTGGTAATGCCGATAGACGCATTTTCCTTGATAAATTTTTCACCAAGGCTTTCGTAAGCTCTTATATAATTGTGCGCCTGCCTCTGCTTGATCTTGGCTTTCTGCTCGCAGTATGTGTCAAAATCTTCATAGCCAAGCTCAACAAACAGCTTTTCATCACGCATACGCTTTAAACAGCGGCAAAGCTCATAAAGAGCCTGCGCCGCTATGGTGCCATTCGCCATTATCTCATTATGAAGCTTCAACGCTTCCGTGTAATCGCCGTTCTTCACGGTAAAATCCTTTACCTCAATAACATTTTCCATAGCTTAAATCTCCTTTATGCTGTTTTGACTGAACTGCCGAGCTTTGGTATCAGTGCAAGCCATTCATCGCAGAATTTTTTTACATCTTCCTGCACTGTTGAATTTTTGAACCCTCTGAGCTGGATTATTCTCTGAAAGTCCTTTGAAAGCTCCATCGTCACAAACGCCTTTTCGGGCATATCCTTGCGGCGGACACATAAAATAACACAATGTCCCTCGGCGTATGACCCCGCATAGCTTCCGACACAGTGCCGCATCTGACGTGACTCTTCGATAAGCTCATTAAAGGTCTGTATGGGACGAATGATAAGTCCACTGCTTTCATAATAAAGCCATTTCAGCTCTCGGGCACGCTGCTCAATGGCGGCGGCATATTTTGCACCTTTTTCGATATATCCCGTTATCCTTGCCTCAATGTCCGCATTATCGTGTGCGGCGGTGAGGTCATAGGGATTAAGGACTGCCGTATCTTCGAGGTTAAAGCCTGCCGTTTCCGCATCGGAAATATAGTCGCAGTAATCAGACAGCGTACAGCGCCATACCTGACTGCGTTCCTCCCCGCCTCTGAGCTGTGCCTGTGTGTTTATGTACCTTATGAATTTTGAAAGCGACTGGTATTTAAGGCACCTTATTATCTGAGCTCCCCTTGAATAACTGCCACTCAGGCTCTTGATATCGTCCACGCTCGCCTTGATGTCATTCGCTTTTATAAGCTGATAAAGCCGCAGATCATCAACATCAGGGTCAAGCTTTACAAGTTCCTTGATATCGGATTTGTTTACACCGAGTATCTCAGTAATGTTCCTGCCTGTGGGGTTTATATATTCATAACGATTATAAGGATCGTCTGTCAGGTCATATGTCAGCTTTTTAAGCCCAAGCTTCCAGGTGTATTCAATAAAGGGATATTGACAAAGGCTTTTCATAAGGTAATAGGGATTATACCTTTTTCCTCTGATGATGTCCTTTATGGGAATGTACTTAAATTCGGGATAAGCGGCTTTCATTATATCCGCTCCCCCGGGATACATTTCACAGCAAAGACCGCTGTATACGGAGCTTCTACACCACCGTAATTCATTGGTATTGAAAAAATTACCATACTCAAAGCTATGCTGAAAATTCCCGTCAGCACATATGAAGTATCTTCCGTTTTCATATGTGCTTATTCTCATTGACCATTCATCATTTATTTTGATTTCACGCTCACAGGAGCTGAGATAGCTTGAATGATATTCTTTATTCAGACGTGTACATATCTCAAAAAGTCTCATAGCAATTCCGCCGCTTTTAAGCTTCTGGATATACCATATATGCTTTTCTGTATGCCTCCTGTTCGGTCCGCTGTGAAATGCTCCGCTCCGAAGCACGGTTACTTTATGGCGGCAGTGAGGACAGCGGGTGTCATTGCCGTGTGCCGCTTTTACCTGCACCGTGTTATGACAATGGGTGCATATCCCCTCCTTGCTCGGTGCGGAATAGATTATGTAATGGGAAACGATATGGTCAAACACCCATTTGTCAAAATCCTTGACAGGCGGACGTATTTCAATCATACAGCTGTCTATGGAATCTCTTATCTTCTGATACCGTTCTTCACGCTGGCGGCTCCTTATGGTGCGCTGATATCCGAAAGCTGTTTTTATCCCATTGGGAAGCTTATGCCACATACTGAGCTTTTCGGGATACCAGAAATTTTTCTTAAAATGCTCTGAGATGATCTCATCTGCGCCGTTCAGAGGATAAAGTGCGGTATTATAATTACAAACTAAGGTGTTGCCGATCATCGCCTCAGACACCTTGCCTTCGGGAAAAAGCTGATTGAAAAAATTGTCTTTCCCGATAAAAGCACGCATTACTATATTGCTCGATTGGAAGAAGTTCAGCATAAGCACGCCGCTTTCAAGGCTTTGCGCTGTATATACATAGTTTGTAACAGTATTGTAATGCCCCTTGCCGCCCTTGCACCAAGGCTCAACATAGACCTCTGTCTTATATGGTATCTCAGTTTCGGGCGTTTCTTCTGCGGGAATAGCCATAAGCTCCTTTTTATTCATCACAGCCGCCTCCTCAGTCAAGGCTTACACGCTTGAAGCCGTGGGGCTTTGAATGTGCCTGAGTGTTATTGCTTGCAGTCATACCCGACAGAGGGATATATAATAGGCGTGGATAAGAGGGATTATTACTTCGGAGGAAATACCGAACGAATTGCCTACAGAATTTTCCGAAAATATCTCTCCCAATTCATTTGTAAATTCCCAGGTCATATATTCTGCTGCACCGTCAAAATCTTCACCTATAATTATCTTGAATACCTCACTTGCGTTTTTGACTTTTCCCCCTCTTATCTTTTGGGTAAGAGTTTCAATTTTTTCACAGAAATCCTCTACTGTCCTGCCTTCCTTCAAAATCTCAACGGCAGTCATATCGGAAATGACAACACTTTTCAGATACTTTCCGATAATGTTCGCCATTGAATTACTGCATTCCTTGACCTGCGCATTTATATGCTCAATTGCCTTTTCTATCATAATTTGCCTCCATATATTTCTGCGATCATTTTCTGTATGTTCAGTCTGAAATTGACAATATCCTCAAGCTGTTCCCGCTGCCAGCCCACAACTATTTCCCGAAGCGGTCTGCCCGCAGCTTCGGAATAATCGGGAAGCTGGAGGCGGTGATAAAAGCGATAATGCTTTTTCAGCTCATTCCATACAGTCTTTTCCCAGCTGATACGCTGTTGATCGCTCATACGGTCTATTTTATTTATTCTTTTATAGGCTTCATACAGCTTATTCAGCTCTGAATTATTAACATTGAGCTGATAGCTGTATTTGCTTTGCCTTGTAAATACCTCACGGGAACGCCGCTCGGCATCTCTTACGATCTCTTCTGTTGTTTGATATGCCATAATGCGGTACCCGCTGACTTTTTCTCAACACGGTATGTATAACAGTAACGGCGCTTTTTGCACCTGAAACAGGTATCCTTGACCTTTCTGCTGTGCTCACACTCAACGTTATGTGTGCCCGCAGCCTTCAAAGCTTCTGCGCAGGGCACACACATCACTCTTTTTATAATCATCTTGACATTTTCCTTCCTTTGAGTTATAATAAGAGTGATAAAACTGCGGAAACACTTTTATCACTCCTGAGCTTTTCGGGCGGCTTTCCCGAAAAGCTCTTTTTATTTGTCATCATAATCTGCACCGATTACCATTGCCATACAGATGAAAAGCATAAATATAAAATATGTACCGTCGCCGTCGCAGAACGGGAGCCCCAGCACCGCTATTCCGAGGATAACAGCCGAATGTATCAGATTAACTGCAATTACATTCCACTTCATCGCATATTCCTCTTTTCGTCCGGTAAAACCATTGCACGAACTGTAACGCCCTGAATGTTTCTTACATATTCTTTGCAAGGGTAAACCGCAGATACACTCTGCTCAACAAATGTAAATCCTGCCTCGATCACTTCCTGTTCTGTAACACCATAATCAAAGGACGAAAGCGATATTGTGGGTGCAAAAAGACGTGGCACAAGCTCAATGCCTGTTAAGCATCTTTCGGAAACAAGCTCTTTGACCTTTTTTGAATACCTGCCGCAAAGCTCTCTGAGCTCCGATGCAAAGTCCGCCATAATGACAGCCGCCTCTGCTATCTTTTCATAATCTATCATTTTTATCTTCCTTTCGAGTGTATATTCTTTTGCCGATCCTGTTGTAGCCTTCCTGCAAAATGAGTGGGAGAAGCTTTTTTCTTACGATTGTTTCAAACACTCCCATTACAGCCACCATAGCGGCGATAGGATTGTCGCCGTAATATATGATACCGCCGTTCTTATCGGTGACCGAGAATATAAACTTTGTCACCTGTGTAAACGTGCAGAACCCGAATTTCTGCGGAGGTATCATATTTTCCGCTCCCTGTTCTGAGGGACTTCCGAATTTGCAGTTGACTGCAAAATGCGCTTCCCCGACCTTGTGAAATGTCTCTCGAACCATAAATTCCGCTTATCGGCGGCATACTGCGGGCCTGAGCAATATCTCCCGTAAGACATTCCGAGCTGTTCTGCCCTTTCCGATATCATTTCAATGGTCGGGAAAGGCTTTGAGGTTATTTCAGACATCAGATAGTCCCCTCCCCGCCGTGATCAGGAGTTTTATTTTTAACCCCGATTACCATTAGCTTTTCACCTCTTCAAAAAATTCCATAGGCGCAATGCTCAGAATACGGCACATTCGCTTTAAATCTCCCATTCTGATACGGTTGTAGTCCGATATCCACTTGGAAACGGTCGACTGGTCAACGTTCATCTGTTTGGCGAATTTCGTCTGCGTAAGTCCTTTTTTGGCTATAGCCGCCTTGATTTTACGACCGATAATGTCCTCGTTAGTCAGCTTATGCGCTGGCATAAGTGCTCACCTCCTCAGTGTGTAACAAAATGCTTTATCTCCTTGACACTTTTATTTCCTGTGATGTATAATTTATGTAAGATTTACAAATAAGGCACATTATTGTAAATTGCTACCTCCGAATGAAGGGGGGTGATCGCATTGACAAAGTCCGAAGTTAAAGCTGCTCTTGATAAAGCAATGGACGAATATAATAAAGAAATGGAAAGCTATATTATATCCTGTGACGAACCATTGAAAAACGATTATCGCAAAATCGTTGCAACTACAATGGATTGCTTTGCAGACTTTGAAAAAGTAATAATGAAGCTTGCTAAAGAGTAAGTCTTGCCCCTGCCCGTGCAATGTGCCTTGTACGGGCTTTACTTATCTTCCTCGGACTCACTGTCAAGCTGACAGTCGCATTCGATCTCATTGTAATTGAGACTAAAGCACAGCTCTCTTGCAAGCTCTTTCAGCTCCTGCGCTTTCTTGCTTATCTCATCGACCTGCTTTGCGACCTGCGGTGCTATTTTGCCAAGGTCTATTTTGATTGATGCCATTCCTCTCACCTCCTCACGCTGGTTGGGTTTCTTATGTACTCTTTACACAAATGCCGTGTTATCCTGAAAATGGCATTATGCCGGTCGAGCAAAAAGCTGCTCAAACTGGCAGTTGGGAAAGAACTCATTTTTTATAGTGAAAGCTTCTTCCACAGTAAAAGAACTCTTTCCCGTAATCTTTGCTCTTAGTGTATCTCGTGTTATGCCAAGTCGCTTTGCAATGTCAACATAGTTAATATGTGCTTTTGCAATTTCACCTATAAGATTGCTGTATTCCATATTCATTCTCCTTTCATTTGAATAGTTTAGTTATGCAAATGCATAATTTATGATTTAATTATATTATGCATTTGCATAGATGTCAATAGTTTTTTGCGTTTTTTTATTCATTTGGATAATTTTGTTACTATGCACAAAAACACAACATTTTTTTGTTTGCAAAAATAAAATTATATGCATTTGCATAAATTTGTTGACTTTTGTTTTATTTAGTGATATACTTATGATAATTTAATAGGAGGCGTCATTTATGGCAATCGGTGCAAAACTTAAACAAATACTGGAGGACAGAGGTCTGAAAGCGGCGGACATTGCAGCGCAAACTGGTTTGCCCGTCCAAACTATATACAGTCTGATTTCACGTGACAGCAATAAGGCAAGTATAGACAATCTTATAAAAATTTGTGGGGCTCTTGGCATTACAGTTGAAGAGTTTAATCAATACGATCTGAAAACTAAAAATAATACTATGCTTAAAATAGCAGTTACTGAGCACGAGAATAAGGTGATTACAGCATACCGTGATAATCCTGATATGCAGGGGGCTGTTGATAAGCTTCTTGATATAGAATCTGCACCACACAGAAAAATTGATATATCTGCTTATAAGCAGAATATAGCCGCAGGAACAGGAGAAGAAGGATTTACACCCAAGAAGTTTAAGGAGGTTGACGACTTTGCAAGACAAATCGCAGAACTCGAAGCCGATGAATCTGATTGATCTTTACCAGTTTGCAAAGGATAATGACATAACAGTTATAGAATCTATCTGTCCCAAATGCAAGGCGCTCTCTATGTTGTCACCACAAGGAAAGTGCTACATAGGTATTGATTCAAAAGCGATGAACAGTGAGCGTGAGGAAAAACAATATCTTGCGCACGACATAGGGCATTGTATGAAGGGCGCATTTTATAATCCATATTCGCCTTTTAACGTTATTGAGAAACAGGAGCATCGTGCAAATATAGAAGCTATACACTATCTTATTCCCAAACAGGAATTGATAAAAGCTATAAAAAGCGGTGAAACTGAGGTATGGCAGTTGTGCGAATACTTTGACGTTGATGTAAAATATATTAAACTTGCTTTTTGGGAATACTTTGATAAGATAATATAACAATTTGTTTTAAATCCACACAAGTGTAATTCTTTGATGTATAATGATAATGGGTTTTTATACTCAAATTTATATAAATAAGGACGTGACGCTATGATTAACACCAAACGGCAAAAAGGCGAAAAGCTATTTACATCGGTAAGCGATTATACTGTATTTGACCTTGAAACGACCGATGTTATGGTATCACAGTGCAAAGTAATTGAAATTTCGGCTTTGCGTGTAAGAGACAATGCAGTCGTTGATACATTTTCTTCATTGGTCAATCCGCAAATACATATTCCGGGTAAAATAACTTCCATTACACATATAACTGATGAAATGGTCGAGGGAGCTCCGACCATAGAGGATATATTCGATGATTTCCTTAAATTTGTCGGCAATGATATTGTAATTGGTCATAACATTGATACGTTTGATTATAACGTTATTTATGATCTGAATATGAAACTCCACGGCAAGCCGTTTACAAACCGCTATATTGATACACTTCATCTTGCTCAGCGGTTCCTGCCGGAGCTTGAAAACAGACGCTTGCCCACGCTTGCTGAACTCCTTGGGATAGATATTACCAAATCGCACCGAGGCGAAGCGGACTGTTACACTACTTATAAGCTTTATCAGGCACTAAAAGAGCTGATTGAGTCAAACGGTTCTCGCTCAATTCTTATAAAAAAGGGAAAAGGCAAAGAAAACAATCAGTATGCGGCAGTCGAGAAAAATCAACATAATCCGTTTTATGATACTACTTGTATCGTGTATGGCGCTTTCAAAAGTATGGATACCGATAAGGTAAAAATATTCGTTCAGTCTTTGGGAGCAAACTATGTTGACTTTTTCTGCTATTCCGCACAATACCTTATATTAGGTGCTGATATGCATAAAAAATATGTCTGCGGTATTCCTGACGAGATGATCGACAGCGTTGCAAATCAAACAAATATCCGTATACTTTCTGAAAACGATTTTCTTGCGTACTCAAATGCTGTTATATCTTCAAATTCAAATGCATTAGATGTATCTTTTGCCTTTGATGTTTCTCATAAAACGATTTGTCTCACAGGAGACTTTAAATGCGGCGAGCGTGAAAAGCTTGAAAACGCTCTTATTGCTCAAGGAGCTGTTATAAAGAATAACGTTATAAAAAAATTAGATTATTTGGTTATCGGAACGTTCGGAAATGAGGATTGGAAGGACGGTAAGGGCACAAAACGCATAAAAGCGGAAGAATTTAATGATAAAGGTGCAAACATCGCTATCATCAACGAAACTGATCTTATAGTTGAAAAGGATTGATATTTATGGAACAGCTTACATTTGATACAGTCAGCACACAAATCACACCTGACAATATAATGAAAAAACTTCAACAAGTAGTCAATGACCTATGCCAAAAATATGAGGTTGACACAAGATATGTAAAGGTAATTGACTTGGACGAAGAAAAGAAACGTAAATCCAAAGAAAAACGTGAGGATATTTCTAAGGAAGATCAGATTACTGATGATGATTATATTATTGATGAAACTTCTGACAAAAACAACAAAAGAAATTTCAGCGTTTGGATCATTGAGCCGTTAAAGCTTGAAGCTGAAAATAAAGTAGTGAAAAGCGACCGATGCTTTAAACTGACTTATGTTAAAAATGCCAAATCAGATTATATAAGAGTAGAATACCTGTTTCAACGCAAGGATCATTTTAATAAACCTGATGATGCGATTGAAAAAATCTATACGTCTACAGCTAAAGGTAAAAAAGCGGGAGAAACATTTACTAAAAAAACATTTTGCCACCAGTTCGATGTTAATAGTCCTTCTCTCATACCTTATCTATCATCAATTATTGATTTTACACTGAAAAATTATCGCCCGGCAGAAAGATTCGGCTGCTGTGAAAAATATGTCGCCTGTTCAGATGCGAAAAAGTGCCTTCATCGTAATAACTTTTATGCTCGCTGCTGCTGGTATCGTCAAAATCTCGAAGCCGGACGAATATTCTACGGCAAAAACAAAACTATACCAGACTGACAAATAAAAAACTCCCCGCCTTGTGCGCCAACACAAAGCGGGGAGCAGGAGAATGTGGTACATTCACCATTCATACAATGTGCATTATACCATATTCTCCGAGGAAAGTCAAGCAAAATTGCAGTCAAATGCAAAAGGAGGTTTTTATGGCTACAGCACGTAAGCTTCCGAGCGGAAATTACCGTGTTCGGGTGTATGACAAAGCTACAGACAAATACAAATCGTTCACAGCCCCAACAAAGCGAGAAGCGGAACGATTGGCAAATGAATATCTTGACGGAAACAGAGCAATCACTGTCACACTGGCAGACGTGACAGTTGATGATGCTGTCGGTCAGTATATTTCAGCCCGTGAAAATATTCTTAGCCCGTCCACCGTCAGAGGGTATTATATTATAAAGCGTAATGCGATAAATGATATCAAAGACATCAAGATAAAATCTGTCACGGAGCGGGTATTACAAGAATGGGTGAACAAGAACGCTACCCATTATTCACCCAAGTCCATAAGCAGTCAATTTGCATTGGTTGTTGCGTCACTGAAACAGTATAAAATCACACTGGATTACGAAAGTGTACTGCTGCCGAAGAAAAAGCGTAAGGAAATTATTATTCCCGACGAACAGCAAATGTCACAGATTTTGCATATAGTCGAAGGTACAAGCGTTGAATTGCCTGTTACTATTGCGGTTATTCTTGGGCTTCGACAGTCTGAGATAGCTGCTCTGAAATGGTCTGATTATAACGGCAGTACACTGAAAATACATTCAGCCAAAGTGCCGAACAAGGATAATCAGTATATTGTAAAAAATACAACCAAATCTGAGGCAAGCACAAGAGAGATCGAGGTTGACGGCATACTGAAAGAACGCCTTGACCGTGCTGATCGCACAACTGATGTTATCAGTCCAATGCTCCCCTCTTCGGTTCTGCGGAAATTTTCAAACCTGTGCAAGAAAAACGGATTACCGCACTTTACGATGCACGGACAGAGACACGGCAATGCAAGCTTGATGCTGGCTAACGGCGTGCCCGACAAATACGCTATGAAACGCCTGGGACAGTCATCGCCGAATATGATAAAAGACGTGTATCAACACCTGTATGCTGAAAAAGAAAAAGAGATTGCAAACACTATGAAAAACAAGTTTTCAGAAATATATGCCACGAAATATGACACGGATTACAAGGAATGACGCAGACAAGGCAATTCAAGTCATTATGTGTGAGGGTTCAAATCCCTCCTTCTGCGCCAAGAAAAGTTGCTTAAACAAAGCGTTTAAGCAACTTTTCTTATTTTTATGGCTAATATTTATTACCGGTAAAATAAAAGTGGGTTATAAAGCAGGTTATTTATAAAAGAAGAAGCCACGTAAACGGCTTGTTTACGTGGCTTTTGTTGGTGCGCTGCAAGGGACTCGAAAGAGTACATTCCTCTATTTTTATAAAAATCAATATTGCATTTAAGCAATAAACTTGATTTAAAGCCACTTTGTTGATAATAATGTCAAGCAGTTGATGTTTATAAAATAAATAAGTGGGTTATAAAGTGGGTTATTTCATCTTTTATTGATCATTTATAAGTCCCTCAAAGATATCCTGAATCATTTTTGCGGCAGTATCCTTATCACTGCTTATTTCGTGTGAATATACACCGTATGTGTCCATATCCTTACTATGCCCTACAAGCTGTTTGAGGTATCCTTCAGGCAGAGATTTGGTTATTGATACAAAAGTGTGACGTAACTCATATAGTGTGGTTTTAGCCGATAGCTTATTATAATCTCGATACTTACGCCATCTCTGATAATATGTTTTTTCGGCAACATTGTCACCATATTCATTTGGAAACACAAAATTAGAAGTTATACCATTTTGTTTAAGCATTTTCCTTTGGTCTTTAAGGACTTGTTGTGAAAAATCAGTCAATTGAAAACTTCGGCGAGCATTATCATTTTTGCCTTTAGTCACTTCACCATAAACGTTAATTGAACGCTTTAAGTTAACATCTTTCCCTTTTATATCTGACCATTTCAACCCAATAATTTCACCCGGTCGCATTCCTGTCAATACTTGGAATCTATATGCGTTAATATAAATATCGTATTGCTCTGAACCTTTTCTTAGTGTAACGTCAGAAAGAAAAAGCTTTTTTACGTCTTCGGGCTGTAAAATGGCTTTTTCTTTTGTTGCTGCTCCTTTGGGAACGCTTAGATTTTCAGGGAAAAGAGTAGTGTATTTATTCATACGGCAAAATTTAAGCCACGATGTCATACACCCTTTTATATTCTGCAATGTTTTCTTGGATAGACCTTTATTGTATGCACTGTTAATTATATTTTGCAGATGCTGCTCGTTGAGAGCTTCGATTTTGAGCCTGCCGATCTTGGGGTTTATCCAATTATTGATATAGTATTCATATTGAGTATAATGCGATTTGGAAGTAGTTAGTTTAAGTTGTTCGATATACTCAGCCGTTGTTTTTTCAACATTCAGACGAGTATTTATGATATTTTCGTCAAGCCAAGCATCAGCTTTGGCATTAGCTTCACGCTGCCCTGTTCTGCCTGGGGTGCTGCTGTAGAATGTTTTTCTCAGTCCGTCTTTTTGAACTTTGATTTGCCATCTGTTGTATTTTTCTATCCACACAGCTGTGTTAGTGCGTTTCGTAAATATCACTTCCTGCTATTCCCCAGTGGGGAATTTTTTATTAAAGATGTAGCGTTTAGTGGTGTAAAATGATGATAGACATTTTTACCTTACTTTTTGTTCAAGGTCATATTTTGTGACCTTGAACAAAAAAAATTCGCTAATTAAATCCGATAGAAATTTATTTTTTGATTTTCTCAACAAATAAATCCCATTCTACATCACTTTGACGATTCCTAAGGTAATTTTGAAAACACTCTATATTGTCAATTCGTTCAAACATATCATTGATTGCATTAGCATTTTCAATTGATAAACGTTCTATTTCAGACATTCTGTTTTCAAGATTTCTCCTATGTATATCTTCCTCAAGAGCATTGATTGCCTCACGTAAATTTGTTGCACGATAATCAACATATATGTATTCTACCAAATTCAAAGCATAATCCCAATATTTTTTTGGAATAACACAGTTTTTAGACAGATATTCGTCCATATTTTTTAGCTGTAGTGACAGATTGGCTTCAATCGGAGCGTCAAGCTCAAAAGACTTGTTATACATAGATTTTACGTTTTTATATTTTTTAGCAATATCAATTTCTATAATTATCTTTCGTATAACCGGAAATAGCAATATTCCTATCATTAAAATAGGGTATATTTTTAATAATATTTGTCCGAGCTCAGGCTTGTTATAGTCAATAATGCAAAGAGCAGCCCAGGAGAAAACCAATAACAAAAAGTAAAATATTAAAAAGCCTTTTATAGGTATTGATATATGTGTATCCCTATGCATTTGCTTGAATTCTTTTTTTGATTGATGTGTATTAAAATTGCTGCGTCTATTGTTAGCTTCATTAAGATTGCTATGTGCTGCTTTAATAGCATTTCTTTGGCAACACATATATGCAGAAGAAAGAATTTGTTCATCGGTAAAATTATCTACATACTCCTTAATATTTGACATTATCGTAATTCTCCCCTAAATTGTGTTAGTTTCCTTATTCCCCAGTGGGGAATTTTTATTTTTGCCGTCTATCAGCATTTAAAGCTTTGATAAGCACATCTTCAATATTCTGAATATCCTTATCTTCAAGAGAAAGAACTCTTTTACCTGTATCTCTATAAAGTTCTTCTTTTTCTTCACGTCTTGCCTGATAATCCTCATCATCCTTCCCCCAGTATTCTATATACAAATCCCTGCTTGGTATATAAAAGTCGCAAAAGAGCATTTTATTCGGATCGTTAGGTGCAAATATTGCTTTTTCATAACTATGAACTATATTTTGATTGTACAGGCAGTCATCAATAATTACTTCTGCCTTTGAACGCACATAATGACCGTCCAAACATCTAAATGGCGCACTCCATTTCTTCCGGATATCCAAATGAACGTTATCTTCACAAAAATCAGATGTATAATAATGCTTACCAATCTCACAATAAGCTATAACCTTATTCTTATATAAAACATTACAATCATAACACAAAAAATATGGTAATCCTTTATCAGGTTTGATTTCACATTCGTATCTTCCACAATACTGACACTGATATTTTCCTGTTACTGCATTCTGTTTTCTCATAAAAGTCTCCTAAATTATTTTAAAGATGTAATTACGATACGTCTTCTTTTTCTTCGTGTGAATAAGCTTCATATATTGTTTCCATTCGATCAAGAATTCTTCCCTTATCAATGGGCTTTAATCTTGAGAATTTTTCCAAACACTCTTGTGTTTCATCATTAAGAATAGCATTGCTTTTTTCTTTACCCGTGCATAAGAATTCAATTGACACTCCCAAAAAATCCGCAATTACGGATAAGCTTTCAGCAGCAGGATTCGTTCCCTTCTTTTTCCAGTCAGATACTGCAGATGGGGATATACCAGTTTGTATTGCTAAATCCTTTTGCTTGAGTTTTTTTTCTTTTAACAGAAGAAAAATTCGTTGTGAAATTGTCATATAATCAGTCCTTTTAAATGGCAAAATTGCACATAAATTAAGAAATGCGGATTTTACGCTTGACAAATTAAGATATACGGATTATAATATATTTTGGAAAAGGTTAATAACATTATGTGTTATTAATTTCATATATACTTTTTTATTATAAATCATATTTATAATAATGTCAACAAAAATCAGGAGATTTTATGAATAGTATTCAGATATTAAACTTCAATAACTCAGAAATAAGGATTATTGAAAATAATAGTGGGATATGGTGGGTGCTTGCAGATATTTGTAAGACTCTTGAACTTTCAAACGCTTCTATTGTCGCAAATCGTCTTGATGAAGATGAAGTGACTAAGTTAGACTTAGGGGGTCAAACAGGCATAACTAATCTTATCAATGAAAGCGGTCTTTACAACGTAATACTTCGTTCAGATAAACCACAAGCCAAGCAGTTTAAAAGATGGGTAACTCACGAAGTTTTGTCATCAATAAGGCAAACAGGCTCATACAGCACACTACAAGCACCTGTGAGCGATTTTGACAGCTTGTCAAGGAGGAATTGAAGCGTTGGAGAAAGAAGCTCTCCTGCGGCGTGTAGATGCATTGGAAACTGCATACAAAAATGATGATTATTATGATAGCAAATGCTGTAGATCAGTGGGGCAGGTTCCGGCACATATCATCGCAGCTCTTAATGTTATGATTGACAGCGGACAAACTATCGGTTTTATGCTTGATTTCCTTGAAGATAACCATATATGGCTGTCTAATAAAAGGCTTAAAGAATATATCAGAAAAAGAAAGGCGGATAAACGTGGATATTAACACAGGAAGAATTATTAAAGCGAGACTTGCGGCTTTGGGCAAAACTCAGAAGGACCTTTTTGTAGAGTTGAACAGTAAAGGGGCACGTCTTAGCACGGTTCAGCAGCTGTACCAGTATATTAACGGTTATAGTGTTACATATAAGTCACAGACAATTTTAAGTGCATCGCTGAAAATTCTTGATTCCTGGGAAAGTGAGGCTGATAGAAATGGCAAAACCATTTGCAAGATTAAGAGCTAAATTTCTTGAAGAAGATGTTGATCAGAAGAGCATAGCAGGAAAGATAAATATTGATCCAAGCACTCTTTCAAAAAAATTAATGGGATATAGCCCATTTACTTCTGATGAAATGTATATGATATGTGATATTTTACATATTTCCGATGATGAATTACATATTTTCTTTCCAAGACGGCAGGGGCAGATGGCTAACAGGAGAAAAGGGGCTTGAAATTAATCCTCACCTTTATAGGTTATTGCTCCTCACCCTTTTAGGTATTAGTCCTCACCTTTAAATGCAATTGCTCCTCACCTTTTTCGGTATTAGTCCTCACCTTTTAGTAATTACTCCTCACCTTTAGGACTGAAAAACCGCTATACAAAAGAGTTTACGTATTCCGTAAACAGGTATTATAACAAGTATATAAACAGGATTGTTATAAACAAGCTTACTAACAATTGACAGATTGACTGTTGGTTTTCAGAAAAGAAGTGAAAAAATGGCTAAAAAAAAGAACACGTTATTGAGATGTCTCATAGGCTCAATCTTATGCGCTCAGAAAAGTTTTGCACTAATGAGCTAAAAGTCCTTGATAAATATATGTCTCGAATCAATCCGAGAGATAAGTCTACCCGAAAGGTTGTTTTTACCCTCAAGGAGTTTCAGAAGGATCTTGGAATAAACGATTTGCGATATAAAACACTGAGAACGAATGTTGAAGCTTTGCTCGGAAGATGTGTTTTTTTGCCAAATGCAGAAACAGGTGAATTTATCGCTTTTCAGCTTTTTAAAGAGGTGGAGCTGAAAAGAGACGATGTGAAAGGCTGGGTAGTTACTCTTGACTGTCACGATAGAGCTGTAGATTTATTCTTTGACCTTGCCAAAGACGGATATTTCAGCAGAAAGCTGAAATACAGTATGCGGCTTAATTCAGCAAATCAGATCAAGTTCTATATGCTTATGAAGGAGTACGAGAGCTTGGGTAAAAAGAAGATAAGTTTGGCAGAGCTTATCGACTGGCTAAAGGTAAATCCCAATATGCCTTGGAAATATTTCAAGCGTGATGTAGTCGATATATGTCAAAAGGCGCTGACGGAGCTTACCGATGTAACTTTCACATATGAATGTAAAAGAAAAGGGCATTCTTATGAATACATAACATTTTTTATAAAACCGAATAATCAGGAACAGATGATGTTAGATGATTATGAGAATGATGATGCTCAGAGCAATATGCAGGAGGAAGATACATTTGATGACGATACAATGTATGAAATTGTATCCAACCAATATAAGGAAAAAATAGAATTTCTCGCCGGGGCGTGTGATGATTCTTTTACTGAAGAAGAGATGCAGATAATTGACACTTTGGTGACGAAAATGTTTCCGAATCCCAAGAATTTAGTGGCAAAATATGATTATCTTCTTTTGAAATACAGAGAACTGAAATATAGAATTTCACGCCCTGACCTTCCACCGCTTAAATCCAAATTCAATTATTTTAAGTTTATGCTTGAAAGCGATATTAAGGAGGAACAGGATAATGACGAATATGATTGAATCGTTTAAGTCAATGCCGTTATGGCTACAAATCATTATATGTATTTTATCTCTTGTGTTTATTATAGGAATTGCATCTATAATGATAAAAGCCGAAGAAGAAGGAAAAACTTCCACAAAGCTTCTGATGATTAACATTATGGACATACTCTTACTTATTAACATAGTGATATTTTATAATTAGGAGGATTTAATAAATGACAAATCTTGATGAAAAAAGCAGTGACGTTAAAAAAAGCAGTGACGTTATTTTCCTTGACACTGAAACAACGGGACTTGATCCTGAAACAGATGAGATTTTACAGATATCAGTTGTGAACAATAACGGCGAGATACTGCTTAATAGTTATATTCGTCCTGAGCATAAGACAGAATGGACGGCAGCTGAAGCTATAAATCATATTTCACCACAAATGGTAAAAAATGCTCCGGTTATTTCAGATATAGTGCCGCTGATATCTGAGATAATGTCTAGGGCTAAAGTAGCCGTTGCGTACAATATTGATTTTGACTGGTGTTTCATTGCTAAGGCACTTGAAAAATACAACTTTGATTTTGAAAATAATACACCTGAGCTTAAATGCTGTATGAAAAAATTTGCGGAAATCTACGGTGAATGGAATGCTGAAAGACAAGACTATCGGTGGCAGAAATTATCAAAAGCTGCGTCCTATTATAACATACCGTGGAGAGGACAGGCACACGGATCGCTTGCTGATACCTTGATGTGCAGAGATGTTTGGAACAAAATATATGATGATTGAAATATTTGTAATACTCGTTGGATTGCTTCTTAGCGGATTCATAACAAATGACAGACTTAACTAAACTCGGAGGTTTGCAGAAAAGATGAAAGAGTTTTTACTTGTGAATTTTTCAAATCTGACGGAATGCCCGTTTTGTGGCTGCGATGAGTTTTATGTGCGTCAGCACGCAGAGGGAACGATAAAATATCATTTTTCCTTTGATGGTTCTGAAGCAGATAATACTGATATGTATAGTACGCTCAGAGTAACGGGAGGTAAGAATGTATATTGCTCTCAGTGCAATAAATTTCTTGGCAACCGTGAAACTAAGAAAATCAGCATACCGGCGTTAAAGGCATTTCTGAAAAAAGAGGGGGAAAATAAAAGTGGCAAATAAATGCACTTTAGAGGACTTGAAGCAAATTGAGAGTGAACTGCTTTTGCCCGAAATTGTCGCAGATATCCTCGGAACATCTACTAAAACACTTATTCAGACAGCGAGAGATGCTCCTGACAGTTTAGGCTTTCCTGTAATTAAAATAGGAAAACGTGTAAGGTTTCCAAGACGTGCATTTATTGATTTTATGTTGGGAAGCTCATCGGATAATTCCAAATGATTTCTTTCTTTTCTGCCATACTGTTCTTTAAAAAGTGAGAAGCTTATCTCCGTAAACGGTGGTTTGCAAGGCTTTTTTAGGGACGGAAGAGGGTGACGGCTTAATAAATAGCAAGCATAGAAAAGGTATATACCTTTTCCCATTATCTGTAAATTCAGATAATGATAGGGGTTAATACCCCTAAAACCCCAAATTTATAAAAGAGGTAAATATTTATGCCATACGGAAAAGATAGAATAAAGAAAATTATCGGTTTTTCTCCCAAAGAGTGGGCAATAATTTCAGGGCGTTCCGAAAAATTGGGAATGAGAACAGGAACCTATATTCGCACCATTTCTGTTCAAGGCAGCATTAAGGTTTTCAACCTTAAAGAACTGACAGATGTCTATAAGGCGATGAACAGGATCGGCGTGAATATCAATCAGATATCGACTGTCGCAAACAGCACAAAATCAATTTATCAGAAATATATCGAAGATTTGCAAGAGGAAATAAAGCAGTTTAGGCTTGTTGTTGAGGACTGGCTTTCGCCGCTTCAGTCGGAGGAGCTGTTGTAATGTGCCTATAGTAAAATATGTTGCGGTTCATACTACTCCATTGTCTAACATTGAGTATATTTTAAATGGTGACAAGAATGACGAAATGAAATTTGCAACGGGAATAAATTGTACCGCCAATCCTCAGGAGGCTTATGACGAGTTTCGCAGGACATTTGAGTTATGTGCAAAAGAAAGATTTTTCAAATCTGAAATTGTTGCAGATAAGTCCGATAAACCAAAGAAAAAAGAAAAGGTCCGTATTCACCATTATATACAATCCTTTTCGCCGGATGAAAATGTCACGCCCGAAGAAGCTCATCAGATTGGTATTGAATGGGCAAAAAAAGTTTTCGGAAATAATCATCAAATCATCGTAAGTACACACGTTGATAAGGATCATATACATAATCATTTTGCGGTGTGCCCATATAATTTGGACGGAAAACAATGGTATGCAAATTACAAGTCGCTTATGAAAGTGCGAAAGATATCTGATGCTATTGCACTTGAACACGGTCTGCATATTATTGAAAATCCCAGGCACAAAAATACGATGAAGTATAATGAATGGCTTGCACGTCAGAACGGTACATCGTGGAAACATAAGCTTTGTAATGAAATAGATAAAATCATTCTTGATGAAAGTGTGAAAAGCATTCAGGATATGGTTTTGAAACTTTCCGAGAACGGATATATTATTCGACAGGGCAAATATCTTTCAATAAAAGCGCCGAAGCAAAAATATGCAATAAGAAGCTTTCGTTTGGGTGATGGATATTCCATTGCTGAGTTGGAATATCGTATTTTGCATAAGGATAGAGAAATCAGTCTTGCAGCTATTCAACGATATTCAGGAGTTCAGCGTGAATATGCAATTTGTATGCGACAAATGCAGATAAACGTTTTTTATAAAAGGCTATGTCACCTTTAATGTCTGTTAATATGTCGAAAACATAGGACAGACCGATAT